GCTGTCGGTATCAATGTAAGATTTTGGAATAAGAAGCGCGTCAGCGGTATCCATTTGCGATTTTCTGACAGGATTAGTATCACTTAGTGCCAACGGAACAATGACTTGATAAGTGAATATATTTGTTCCGCTCCATGTGTTATCATCGCCTAAATCTGGTTTTAACGCCAACAACTCATCAATTTTCAACGCCGAATAAAGTTTGCTATCAATCGTAATTGTTTCGCCACTTGCCAAAGTGATGTGTTGGCCCCAAGTTACTGACATATCTGCAACAATGGAAGTTCCGACAGGTGCGGTGTTTACTTCCGTGATGGTTGTAATACGATTTGTGCCATTCGTTGTTTGACCAGCGGTCGAGCCAGCGGAAGAGATAAACGCTTTCAGCCCGTTTTTCTTTGTTACGTTATCTGAGATAGGAATCCATACCCACATGCCAGTTGCACTAAATCCAACCACTCCAGTACCATTAATCGCTTTACCAAACACGATTGCTTTACCAGAATTGGCTTTCATGGATAAAGTTCCTGCAGTGTTCACAACTACGCCATGGAAATAAATGATTGTTGGAATATCGGACACGGTAGCGGGGTTAATATCACGAGCAACTTCGATTTTACCCATTACGGTTTCTTCAGCGCCAGTGGCGGGGAAAATATCTGTTTGAATTGTTACGCCCAAATAGGTATCGTCAAAGCGTTGACAAGCATCTGTTTTTCCGTCTAAGTCATCTTCTAAAGCACTTATATCGACATTGAGATTAGTTAATTCTTGTAAAATCAATTCGGTATTCGTCGGAGCGTGAGTGGGATCAGTTGTTGGAATACCTTGTTCAATCGCAAAATCGCAAACCGATGTTGGCCGTTTCGAGATGGCAACGGTATGTTGTGTTTCATAATCAGCCCAATCCGTGCCATCAAAAACCCAGTCAGTATTAGTGTCAATTATTCTTACATAATCACCATCAATCGCATCGGGAAAATCAGCCTCTAAAAATGCGACTATTTCTATCTCGACTTCAGTATTATATTTTCTGACGCCCAATACTTCATCACCTAAAAACCAAAAATCCACACCAAACCTTAACCCTGTGCATTTCATCAGCGTCATATCATTTAAAACCGTACCGGGGATTACTGCGTTCCAATGCGAGTATAAAACATCATCAATCGTTTCATCTGCCAACGGGTACATTGAAAGCAATTCCACAACGCCTAATTTTGGATTAGGTATACCGCTTTTTAATCCCTGTAAAGCAAAATACCCGACATTATGATTAGAAACGGGGGCGTAAATTTCAATCGTATTATCTTGCTCAGCATAAGCTCTAATCGGCTGAGTTGTTTGGCTTAAAATCGTTAAATCTTCCTTGTAAATAATTGAATTAATATTCATACTATTCTCTCTCCTTTAATAAATCTATATACATTGAATATGTTTCGTTATTACCTGCAAGCATTATTTCTTCGCCATAAGTTACCGCCCAATTATAACCGGTATACGCTTCTGACAACGTTACTGTAAAAGTACCGCCATATAACGCCCCAATCGTTCTAACCGCGCCTGAATCAAGTACATCTCCAGCTCTAATACGTTTATCAAAAACGGAAAACGGAATTGTGCTAACATAAACTCGAACATCTGGAGCAGAATCTATTTCATAAATTATGTTATTATATTTTGCAAAAGCATTACCAATCACAATATCTTCCGGAGAATGTGACACACATATAATTTGCAACGTTAATCCAAAACTATCATTCGGGTTTTTATCAATCGGGAAATCAACCCTTGATGTTTTAGCATTGATAAATGCATCAATCGAATTAACTAATGGGTAATATTCCAAAGTTGAAGTGTCAGCCAATAATGTTACACCGTTTTGAAACAGAATTTTAGCATCTTCAAGGCTATCATCGGTATATACATATTTAACTGGATTTTTATACCAAGCAGAATCAATTTTAATTTTACTATAACCAGCGATCGTTTGATGGTTAAATGATACATTCAGCATAATTACATTTCCGGAACCGGCGCCGAACACATGCATATCAATTCCCGTGCCTGTGAACACTGAAGTATCAGTTGGGTATGGTATCATATTTGCATGAGTAATTGGCTCATTGTTTGCGGATTCCCAATCAAGAATATTCATGATTGTGGCTTTCGCTTCGGAATTGAATATAGTGTCATCGGAATTGTTGAATTTAGAAAACACTAAATACTCGCTGTAAATCGGATTAGTATGTTGCCTAATTTTGCCGATTGTAAACGCCTCTGGCTCTTTTGATATGGAATATTCACCTGAAGTATTTGAAAAGCCAATGGCAAAGTCTGCGGTTACAATAACTGCATAGCGATCATAAGCATACCGTATATCAATAATTGTGCCTAATGTAGCGTCATAGTCGCCAAGATCCCATACTGTATCTGTGTCATTAAACATTTGTTCTCGACGTTCAACTGGATGCCCTAATCGGTTTGCTAACGCATATGCCGACTCTAAATATCTTGATGCATCAATTATATTTTCGCTTTGAGCATTTAATACGGTTGTTTTAACCAAATTAGATATATCTGCTTTTTCTGTTTTGAAATCGAAATCCTTTTGCGTTGTGAATAAAAAATTACATTTAAACGCTTCTGTGTCCATATCGTCCATATTAGCATAGCCTTCTGGTAATACTTTTGGACTTTCCGGAGCGCCATACGCCCAATTAATATCATATTGTTCATCGGCCGATTTTAATAGCCAATAATAGATAGCGTTATTTAGCGTTACAACATTTGTTGTGAAAAATATATATTGTTCTTGTGAAAACAAGTTATCAATCGTTGATTTGCCGATTTCATAATACAATGAGTTTTGCTTATAATGTGCATCGGGATCTTCTAACACTTCTGTTGTATAATTATAGGTGATATGCAAATTACAATTAGGATCAGAATATATTGGAAGCGCTTCCCATTCTTCTTTAGAAAATATCGAACCGGTAAAATCGATTTTAACATAATGTTCTGTGTAATCCGCGTCACCAACTAATATCATGTCACACAATACATAGCAGACTGCATTTTTAATGGTAATTATCGGACTTGGAAATTGGAATTGCAACTCCGTATCGCGAAACAAAGTGCCTTTTGCTCTGGGCGTTATATATTCGTTTTTGCCGGGAAACCAAATCCCGGGATCGCTTTCTCTTAACGCGTTACGTGCTTGGCCTTTAATGTCCGTAGCATAATCAATATCATTAACAATCGTATCAGCGGCATCATGGTCGACGGTTATTTCATTACCTTTTTCATTAAAAGCCTCACGTGAGAATGTCCAAGTCGATGATACCCAATCCCATTCAACCCGTGGTAAACAATCGATTCTTCTAAATAAATCATATATAATAACCGCAAAGTTTTTGGATGCATATTCTTTCCATGGCATTTTAGTTGCATAAATTGAATCAGTATTATTTTCTAATTCTATCTCGATGCCTTGATAAAATGATAACTCTCGTTTATAAACAGCAAATATTTCCGCAATCGTCATTGGTACTGCTTTTGTAAAACCTCGATCAGCTGGAAACACGGTTTTAAAAAACAATATACATTCTGCAAGGGTAATAACATGCTCATAGTTATCGCTTTTTTCTTGATGTGGTTCGTCCGCTTGAACAACGTATTGAAATATTTTACCGCCACACGTTAAATCAACAACCGTGTATGGTTCATAGCGTTCGCTTCGTGTCGAAAAGACGGTAATAGATCCATAACCTACCGATCCTTTTCGGTTCTTTTCTGCAACGATAGCATTGTTAACATCGACTTCCACGTTATTGATTTTAACTGTGTTACTAATCATAGATTACCCCCACTATGCTTGCCCTTGTTCCGCGCAAAGTATTATTATATGCTATTTCTCGATTTTTACGTTTAATATTTCGGTCATACAATATCATGTCTGTACCGCCCTGAATTGTATACGCTATTGCCGCAGCGCCGTGCGTCGCTACTACCGCAGTAATCATGCCAATGCTTGTAATTACATTGTTAAATTCTGCTTGTGTGGATTCACTGCCTGTAGTATCGGCTATTTCCGTTCTCAATGCTCCAATAACCTTTTGCGCGCTCTGAACACCAACGGCCGCCAAGATTGCTACACCAGCCCATTTATGCCCTTTAGCGCCGGCTTCTTCTCTCGGGCTTTCAGCGCTTAACGGACTATCGCTGGTTTGTTCTTTCATTTGATATATTTCATATCTGGAACTATTAAATTGAACTGAGCCAGTCATTATACCGCCTCTTTAAATATAAATGAAAATTTTTTAACGCCATTAACCGACTGAATCTCTGAAGCTTGTTCACATGTAACCGTCCACGTTTCGGTAGTAGAGTTAAATACTTCAGTTAAAGTATATTGTTGCGCGATAGTTGATTTGCCATTAACTTCCGCCAACAGTTGTGTTTCACCATTATAATTGATTTTCAATGTGAACGACATCGCTCGGCCAATCGCTTTATTATAATCATTGGTAGCCGTGCTTTTTTTATCGCCGGTATAATAACGCCTTGTTGCTACTTTTCCAAACTCAATTACATCTGGCGTTATTGTGGTCGTGCCATACGTTAGCGTGATAACCGAATCTTGCCCGAAATACCCGGTTAATATCTCTGTGATATTCATAACAACTGCAAGCAAGACATACTTAGAATTACCCAATGTTACATACCCTTGTTCTCTAACCGGACGTGTTTTAAACGAATATTTTTTGCCGCCAGACGTTAACGATAATCCGTCCATTGCGTATGTTTTAGCATTAATATTATCATAATCTAAATCTACAGTTGAATCGTATACCGCTCCTTGGATCCGCGCTAAAATATTAAATTCAATAAGCCAATCCCTACGTTTGTTTTTTTCGGAATAAGGCGTACACTCTTTAACTGGCATAGCAACAGGAGAGTAATCGTTTTCAAGCAATACTAATTTCCCCGTTTCTTGCTCTAATATTGTTAGTTTTTCATCATGGAACTGAAATAGGAAATTGCCATCATACTTTAATCCTAAAGTATTATCGTTGAGTCTTGCAATAAATATTGTCATTATATCTTCCATACTATCAACCCCTTAAATCGCACGATAACATCGCTGCACGCCGTTTTGCATTATCAGCATAACCACTTGCTTTTTCTCCCATTGCTTCAACGGCTATTAATTCCCCTACCGTTTTTTGTGATATAAAGCCTTTGTTTTTCGTTGTGAATATTGTTCCCTCTTCGTTGTAGCGAATATACGGTACTGCCATTAAATCATATACAGTCAGTATATATTGTTCGGTTTCATAGAACTTAGCCCCATGAAGAAACATTCTTCCTGTGCGAAACGGCATATTTGATATAACAACATTCCTCGTGGTTTCTAAATCCATGTTTATCAACTCGTTTCGAAGAGTTTGTCTTTGCGGCCATAACAACCCCTGCGTGTATTATTGCTTAATGAGTATGTCATTTCCGGAATAGCGGTTATTCTTACTTTATCTTCGCCGATATAAATAACGTCATCAATTTTAATGTCAATATCGCTATCAGTAATAAACCTATTCGATGTACCTTTAATTGGCGCTGCAAATATACTTTCAACCGTCTTGGAAGCGGAAACATTATTACAATATATTAATGTTTGGTTGCCATCAGAATCTTCGTGAACTAATCGAAAATTATTATACTTGGGTTTATACCGCAACATATTCATCATCCGCCGTATAATCAAATTCAAGGTTATAATTAACCTTTCTTGTCCCGTCTAACAAATTAGCTTGATCTAAATAGTCGTATACTGTTTCTGGGTATTTGCTTTTTCCGTTATCGGTATATACATTTAGATCCATACCAGACTCAATCGCACCTTTTGCCATTTCCACAATAGCATTAATTATTGCTTCGCGTTCACCGTGCTGGTTTAAGTATATTTTTTTCTTCATAAACTCGATATGAATATATTTATCAATACCCATATATGCGTTCCAAATCAAACGATAAACGGCCTGCGACAATATCACTAATGATTTATCAGCGTTCTTAAAAACCCGCTTGATTTCATCTTCAGTGTATTCTGTCATATTAGTCATCGCGTTAATCGTGATATAATATTCTTCTTTTATAAAATCATATTTAACCATTGTGTTTTGTGTAATCATTTTAAACCCCCTAAAAAGGAAATGGGAGCGAACCGTGTCGCCACAAATCGCCCCCATCATTTTAAATAATTGTAAACTTAGCAAATAATGCTTTATTACCAACGGTCGAAATTGTAGTTACGGCATCGCCAGTAAATTCAGCATTGTCATACCAACCGTTAAACGTATACAAATCTCTTGTTGCATCTTCCAAAGTAATCGGTAAATCTGTTACATCAAACGTTGCGGGGTTAGCCACATCATTAGTTCCGTCATTTAAAGTATAAGTAACGGTATACGTAACAATAGTCCATTGCGCGTAGAATGTATCGGCGGCTGTAAATCTATCGCCATCTTCTACTGGGAATATTCCAGATTCGTCATAAGCCCATCCTGTCAAGGTATAACCTGACCGGACTGGTGTAGGAGCTAAGTCGAGAATCTCGTCATCATTTGTATCTCCGCTCACACTCACGTCAGTAGTAACACCGCCTATATTACCGCCGTTAAGATCGAATGTGAGCGATACTATTCCGATGGTACTGTATAAACTTTTTTACGACAAGTCAGCACATCAAGCAAGGTATCTTTGTAAACAATGCGCCCTTGCAACGCTGAAGCGCCAATATGAACGCCATCTTTCAAATCGTTAATTGCTGGGAGTACTTTCCAATCTTCTACCGTTTGCGCCCATAAAGGGCTAAATACGATATACTCTACTTGGTCGTCACCAGCCACGTCGCCCTCATACAATAGGTTCGGGCTCATGTAAACATTAACACCAGCGATTTTGTTAATAACGCCATCGCGCGCTAATTCAGCACCAATTTGCGATGCAGTATTAGCATATTTAACGTCGCCCAATAAAGTTGCTTCTGTTTCCGGACTGATAACAATCCTCATCATATCGGGTGTAATTCCAAGCTTCTTTAATTCTTTAATCGTTGCAACAATCGAAGTATATGCATCGTTAACAGTCAATTTCGCTGTCGATGATTCGGCGGTTGTAGTAGCCTGTAATACACCGATAGCATACATTTCTTGAGTTAATCCGAGCGAATAACCGGCCGAGTCCAATCGTTGCGCTACGACATTGTCCGGAACCGCTGCCGCTTCATAGTTGTCAATTAATTCATTTACCGCTTGGTCTTGGTCAACTAATACTTGTACATATTCAGTCGCACCAAATGTTAACGCTTTACCAGTTTGAACGTTGTACGCCCCAACTGCTACTTCTGTATTACGTTTTGGAATCTTGACCGCGCCGGCTTTAGGATCGCCCTCGAAATCTCGGCCAAATAATGACCGAACTACTAACTGTTTTCTTTTGATCGCAATTATTGCATTTGCATACCTTTCCTGCAATTCATGCGTGCCACTGGTTGGCAATAAAGGATTAGCCATAATATAATTTACCTCGTTTTTCTATGGCGGGGGTTGCCGCTCATGTTATAGTTTTATTCCCGGGTGTTTTTCTTCAAGGATTTTTTCAAATCCCATTTTTTCAGTAGTTGCCCCCGGCGGTACTACTTTAACTCCAGTTGTTATCGGTTTAGTTGCAAATAATTCTGGTTTTTCTTCTTGATATATTGCTAACGCCTTTGCCCAATCGGTTTTATCGTCGACTTTTTTCCCGATTGTGTACGCAAGATAATCACGCTTTTCGGCATCAGTTATTCCAAGTTCCAATAGCGACGTGTCGCGCAACATTTTTTCCTGTTTTGCCGTAAGTTCAGCGTGCGTGGTTTTCAACGTCTCGTGTTCTGCTAAATGGTCTGCAAAGGCTTTCTCATCTTTGAATCCTTTGTCTGCCAAATATTTAGCAATCGCTTTTTCTGTGTCTTTGGCGACAATACCATTGATACTTTCGTTAACTTTAACCTCGACAGCTTCCCAGTCGATTACACCATCGTGAGTATTTTTCGCAACAATTCTATCAATTCTATCCATGATACCCTCTCTTTTAATGTCTTGAGCAGACATCCGCGAATTTAGTCGGCATCGCGCTGCCCATATTTTCATGCCTTGGTTTTAAACCCCAAGCGGTTTATTTCACATATTCTAAATAACAACGGCAATTAATTCTTTCTCCCGGGGGTAATCGTATATCGCCCGGATGATTGGCTTTCATTCCTGCCGCTTTGAAATCATCGTAAATATTAACCTCTTGATCCGCAACGTTATCGTGCCATGCCGTATCTCGAACATCATCATCTCTTTGCGTTCGCCATATTTTCTTTTTCATGCCAACTGACGCTGCTTCTTCATTCTTTCTTTTCTCTAATATTTCATGCCCCTCAGTTCTTAGCGCCCTTATTGACCTAACTTTAGAAGCGTATCTTTTTTCCAAAGTCTTTGTTATTTCTTCTTCGGTTTTATTGGCTCTTCTTAAAACTCTTGCTTCGTACATGATATTTGGCGTTTCAACCTTAACTGGCGTTGTTTTCACTTCAGGTGGATGCTTCATTACAAACTTAGCAAACTCTTTTTCAGCGCCCGGAATGTATGTATCTATAATCTTGGTCTTAGGTATAACGCCTTGCATTTGCAACGCGATATTTGCAAACACCGCTGTTACAAGCGCAATATTGCCGTCTAACGCTTTTTCTTTCTCACCCGCTATAATTCCTTTGATATAATTAGAATATTGCAACCAAGCGTATATTGCGATGAAATAGATAAATGCTTCTTCTAAATCATCACGTTGTTTCCGCGTCATTTTCCATTCCCTCTACAGGTTCATACGCTTGAATGATTGCTTTTTTTCGTGCTATTTCTTCTTCATACATCTTGATTGCTTCTTCGAGCGGTATCTTTAATGTTTTCGCAACCGCATAATACGGTGGAATATAACCTTTGTCGGCTAAGTTAGTCCAGTTCAACGCGATTGCTTCATCGTCTTGAACAATTGAATCATCAAACTCAACCTTGATAACGATTTCATTTGGATCGCCATTATATCTCCCTACTGTTTTTTCTAAGACAAGTATTGACCGAATCATATCTTTAATAGCTCTTCCAAGGATTTTTTCATGCTTTTTCTTTGTTTTATAAGTTTCTGCGCTTGAATGAATAACATTCTTTTCGTTTTGATACTGACCTTGCTCATTGAATAAATAAAAGTTCTTTCCTAAACCGGCTCTAAATCCGATTGTCTGCAAGATTTTATTTAACCCAATTTCAAGCATGTCCATTCGGAAATCGCCTTGAAAGTATTCAATAGCCTTTTGTCCGTCGTCTCCATTTTTACGCCGGATAGGCAAAGCCATTAAACACGTGTCTTTTCGATTGAAATAATTAACGAATTGCACTTCTCCGGTTTCTTCATTATCAACCATTTTAGTTTCTAATAATTGTGAATCAACAATAATTCTTGTGCGGTTATCTTCAGCTTCCGATTGAAACATATCGAATAATGTATCTGCGATTTTAAAGTATGAGATCATCGTTGAGTATACGCTTACACCATACGGAGAATTAATGTTATGCTGGTTTTGAATGTTTGGCTTGATAACTTGAAATCCGGGGGTTGCTGAATCAAATGTAAATGAGTAATCTAACCCCGTTCCTTTGCCTAATACATAATCTAAGCTTGTTCTCTTTCCTACGTTCTGCGAATCGCCAGATATATACGCTTCGTGTGTTACTGTATATTTACCATTTTTAATTTCGTGATACTGTATATGAGTGTAATACTTTTTTTCGATTGCTTGCTGGCTAAACGTTGCTAAAGCAGTTACTCTTCGATTGTTCCATGCCAACGGTAACGCGTTTTCAAAGTTAATGAAATCAAGTTTAGTTTCGCCATTGTCAAGATACTCAACTATATAACCCATACCCATGCCGAAAGATGTTTCAATTATCGCCGCCACGTTTTCATCAAAGTTATTATCTTCCAATATTTGGTTAACAAGCGTACTTGTTGGCTCATCTTCTATGATAATATGACATTTCTCATTCCACAGCAACGTGGCCATATCTTCACATAGTTTTTTAGGCATGTTCATTGTTTGGCGCTCGAACGATTCGGTAATGCCATTTATTTTCTGGGTAAACGTATGAAACTCATTAACGCTTCCTCTGAACCAAGACAGCCATTCTTGTTGTTTTAATTGTATATCGCCAATAATTGGGTTATAACCGTGCCTTTTTGTTACATTTGCTAAACTACTAATATATTTGCTGTCCACAATTTGCCCCCTTTTCAGTTCTGACATAACCTTTGGCACGTAATATTGCCGATTCAATCATCGGAATATCATCAAGCCACCCATACTCGCAACTATCTAAACTGTCAATATCTGTCGTTCCATCGTCTCTTCTATTGCCATTGGCGTCTCGTTCGCATTCGATTAAAGCCTTTATTAAATGTTTGCAAGACGGATCAATTTGCATATAGCCCGGCAACGCACACATTAGATTCATTATCGCTATTCTTTCCTCGATCGCTGAGTCATACTTTTCACCGCGTGGTTGTTTGTTTGTTTCTTCAATGATTACATACCCAATCGCCCGGCGTATTCTTTCGCGTTTTAAATAACTCCAGAAATGCTTAGCTGCGCTGTCAACATACGCTCTCATAACCTTGCCATAGGTTTTGTAACACTCTTCAGCAAACCTGAAGAAGTCGTCAGCGTATTCGATCACGCCTTTGTCGCCTTGGCTCACTGTGTTTTTATGCCAGTATTGTTTTGGGAATCTTACACCAGTCCAGTTTGGCAATAAGCCATACAATACAAACGATGTTGCGTTTGTTTCGCCATAATCAACGCCAATAAACAAGTGCATGAATTGTTTTTCTTCAACGTGTTTAACATGAATTCTTTCATCAAACTTCTTGTAAACTGTGCCACTTAAATTAGCTGGTTGCCCTAAATAAATAGATTTATATTGCTCAAAATCAATTTCTTTCATCATTTCAATTTCTTCTAACGCAGGTTCACCAATCCAATTATGCTGTTGCCATTCAGGCAAGTCGTTATAATTAGTATGCTGTATATATGTGTCTTGCCGGTCTTGCATCGTAGAAAGCCATTCATATACCCAGTGCGTTTTTTTAGGTGGTGGGTTAAACTCGTACAGAATGATAAACCAATCCTTGCTGCCTCTAATGAAGTTAGCAATTACGTTGTCCATATCAAACTTACTTGCAAACTGCGTAATTTCAAATAGCCACAATATTTTTATTTGATTACCATCTTTGGTTGGCCTTGCGCCTTTCATTGATTCATAATCATTTAATCCAACAAAATGCACGTAATTGCCTTGTGGTGTTTTAATAAACATTGGCGATGATTTACCGGTTGGGTAATCTCTCTCGGGCGTTAGCGGCCACCCAAGGCGACTAAAGCCAATTCTCAACCCAGCGAACGTAGTATCACGATGGTCTTTATAGTTGGCTCTGACTACGGCACACTCCGCTGTTGAATCGGACAAAAACAAGTATGGTATCTTTACTTCATTCTTTGATGACTTGCCGCTTGATCTACCGCCCTTGTCAATTTGATGCCGAGTAGTCCTATCAGCGAAATGTTTAAGGTGAGGTTTTGCCACAATTTCAGATATACGTATTATCTTCCGCCCGGGATAACGTTGTTCAATCGTCTTTGCTGTCATCGGCAATTACCGGAGGAGTTTGATTAACATTAGCATCAATTACCGTTCTATCGCGCCAATCTGTCGAGTTACGGTTTTTAGTCCAGTATATTTGAGCCGTCGTATCGGCCTTTTGAAACTTTCTAACACTAACCTTTGATCCGTCAATTATAATTTCTTCCTCGTAATAATACCCAGTGGCATTTTTGAATAAGGCATTTTCAACTAAACAGTCAGCAATGTCCTTGGTTATTTTTAATGCGTTGTCTAATTCGGGAAATTGTTTAATCCAGTCGTATAATGTCGCGGGGTTAATTCCTATATTACCAGCTACTTCTTCTTTGGTTAAACCGCGTCGAGTCCAACCCGAAATTAAAGTAAGCCCATCTTCGGTAATCCAAAAATCATACTTTGGTTTTCTTCCGACTTTCATAGTTTCGTCTCCTAATAACACAAAATAGGGATATTTCCCCTTTTCAGATATAATATAACACCCCATAAAAAAAAGCGCAAGATAAATATGCGCTTATTTCGCGTTTTATTTCATTTGGTATTGTTTATATGGGTTTTAATAAAATCGTTGCCATAGACCTGTTTTGTCGGTATTACGCTTATTTACCAATTAACTATGTCCTTTTCAAGTTCCCGCATGTACTCGTCAATGTATTGCTGCGCAAGATCGCCGATGGTTGCTTTTGAGTTCTCCCCTGATGTTTTCGATAAACGCTATCTTATTCATTTACACGAAAAGCCTTTCAATATTTCGTTAGCCGTTTCAATAATATCTTCCGCATAGCGTTCCATAAAGTTGCATAATTCTTCATAGTCAAAAGATTTCTTTGCTAAAAGATATTGATCAACATAAGCATGAGTAACCTCATGAATTGTCGTGTCACGCGTTTGTTGTTCGTCCATATTGTTACTAATGAATATTTGGTGTGAAGTTGGCGCGCAACAACCGTTCAATCCACCGCCAGTGTTCAATTCAACTCCAGTGTGCGGCACAAACTTCGCTTCCCATTTAATTCTACCAATGTTTACTATCATATAATTCCTTTCTCTCACAATTTGTCATTTGAATACTGCTTTCTTTTCTAACTCATTCAAGTTTTCTTTCAGCAATCCATCAATGATTTCGGCGATCTGCGCTTTGGCGTTCACGCCGTCCGTTTTAGCAAGGGTGGATAAAGTTTGCAAGACCGAAAGAGGTATAGTGATGGTGGGGATTGCGTGGAACGTACCGCCGGAAACGTTTAGAGGCAATGGGTATGTTGAATACAATAATTCATACTTGCAGACATTGTTTGGCGGTGTGCAATACGTACCATA